TACTGGTGACTACATGCACAAGAAGGCCCTCTGGCTGACTCTGATGTCGGTCAATATCCTTGAGGGTATCCGCTTTTACGTCAGCTTTGCCTGCTCTTGGGCATTTGCCGAACTGAAGAAGATGGAGGGTAATGCCAAGATCATCAAGCTGATTGCCCGGGACGAGAACCTACACCTGGCGGGCACACAGCAACTCCTCAAGGTCTTACCTCAGGACGATCCTGACTTTGCCAAGCTCCGTGAGGAGACCAAGGACGAGTGCGTTGCTATGTTCAAGTCTGCCGCCGAACAAGAGAAGCAGTGGGCATCGTACCTGTTCAAGGACGGGTCCATGATTGGACTGAATGAGGCTATCCTTGGCGACTACGTCGAGTGGATCACTAACAAGCGCATGCAGTCCGTTGGACTTCCTCTCCTATATAAGACCGGACCCAATCCGCTTCCGTGGACTCAGAAGTGGATCAGCGGCGCTGAGGTGCAGGTAGCTCCCCAGCAAACGCAAATTACTAGTTACATCATCGGCGGTGTCAAGAAAGACGTCTCCGTTGAGTCAATGAAAGGAATGACTCTATGATGTTTATCGTTCCTAGTCTAGAAGAGTGCGTTGACTTTGCAAAGAAAATCGGATGCTCTAATCTAGAAGAGGTACGTATAGAACCAAGGGATCATGACCTCCCTCTTAGATGTCACGATAACTGTTCCTATAATCCTGTACTCGGATACTACTTCCTTAGGGAGATTACCACGGGATTTTTGTATGCTTACAAACACAGCATTCTTCTTATTGATGCTGGATTAGTAGACGTAACTCCTGTGTCTGATAGCAGGACATACAACTTGTTTGGTTACGGGCATGATCTAAAGTACGATCAGGAATCTCTTGTATATCTTGAAAACTGTGTCTTTATAAATAAAGAAAGACACAGAGAACAAGATATGTATTACGTATACGGATTGATAGATCCTAGGACTGATCTACCCACCCTTCTATATCGGTAAGGGCAAAGGTTCTAGATGGCAACAGCACTATAGTGATAAAGAACTAAGTGAGAATAGTAGACACAAGAAGACAGAAAGAATAATAGAGCTTAGAGACCTGGGGTTTGAACCAAAAGTTATATTTTATGCTCAAAATATAGAAGATGAAAATCTTGCATACGATATAGAGACGAGCTTGATCTCTAACTACGGCCGCATCAACTATGACTCTAAAGGTATACTTACAAATATTACAGTTGACTCTAGACCACCAAACTGGAGAGGAAAGACCTATGAAGAAATCTACGGGGAGGAAAGAGGTCTAGAACTCAAGAGAGTAAAGACGGAGCAGCAGATTGCCCGTGGTGGTTACTTTAGAGGTAGAAAGCACAGAGAAGAGTCCAAGAGAAGAATCGGTATAAAATCCGCAGAAAGCGCTTTGTCTGAAGAGTACGTAATGAAAAGAGGTAAAGACTTTTGTAACTTTTTTGATAACAAAATAAACAGATCAAAATGGCACTGGTGGGCAAGAGAAAACAAAATAGGACCTAATATTCTAAAGCGCAAGTCCCGGTTCGGTGGGAAATGCATACTAGAGATATTTACCGAAAGACTGGGCGCGATAAAGGAAAATAATCCGCCTCTTCTATGGTATTACCATCCGATGACAAAAGAGACATATAGGATTCAAGATTGGGAACTAGAGTACGGAGCTAAAACCGTGCCAGATGGATACGTGAGAGGAAGAGGAGTATGCACATTTGGTAAAAAATAAAGAGACACAGATCACTAGTTACATCATCGGCGGCGTCAAGAAGGACGTCTCTGTTGAGTCAATGAAAGGAATGTCACTGTAATGGCTTGGAGCAGGGGAGCAGATCTCTTTTCGGAGATCGCAGAGATGATATTTGAAAAGGTCGGCGATGAGGATGACCGTAAGGCAATTTACGACGAAATGATTGAGCTGTTTGAAGACTTTGACTGTGACAACCTTCACGAGTGTGCCGGCATCGACTTTATTCTGGATGAGGCTCTAGCCGACGCAGGCATCATAGAGAAGGACGAAGAGGAGTGATCATAAGTATGGGGAAAGGAGACTTTCCCCATGTGGTTACATTCTGGAAAGCCCATAGATGAAGAGTCTCTAGAAGACTTTGTGGGCTTTGTCTACATCATTACGAACATAGAGACTCAGCGTCAGTACATAGGCAAGAAGCTCTTCAAGTTCAAAAGGACCAAGACGGTCAAGGGCAAGAAAAAGAGGCTCTTAGTAGAATCTGACTGGCGCAAGTACTGGGGGTCCAACAAGACACTTCTAGAAGAGGTGTCACTGTTTGGTGAAGATGGATTCAAGAGAGAGGTCATAAGACTGTGTAGGTCTAAGGGTGAGCTCAACTACTTTGAGGCCAAGTACCAGTTTTCCATGGGTGCCCTAGAGTCCGACGTCTTTTACAATGAGTGGATTATACTGAAGGTCCATAAGGCTCATCTGAAAAAGGTTGACTTTTAAGTCGGTATTGATATAATGACCGAACCAACCAAATCAATCGGAACCCGTACAATGGACTTGGATAAGGTCAAGGACTACATACTCAACTGTTCAAAAGAGTCCAAGATCTACATCGGCGGTGACTCCGAGCGATTCCTTCACAAGGAGACATGGTATGCCGATTATGCAACTGTTGTTGTCATCCACGTGGACGGAAACAAGGGCTGTAAGATCTTTGGTGAGGTGTCTCGTGAACGAGACTATGACCAAAAAGTAGGTCGTCCATCGCTCCGACTGATGAACGAGGTTACCAAGGTGGCAAATCTGTATTACCGCCTTGCAGACGTAATAGGAGACAGACCCTGTGAGATACATCTAGATATCAATCCAGATGACCGATACGGGTCCTCTTGTGTTGTTACTCAAGCGGTAGGCTACATCATGGGCACGTGCAACATGCGGCCCAAGATCAAGCCAAATGCTTTTGCCGCTTCCATTGCCGCAGATAGGTTCAAGGACATTGTTGCGGCATAAATAAACAAAATGTAGGAGACAAACTTGCAAAGGTGCATCTTTACGGCTGCACTTTTGGGTTTGAGCATAGCACTTATAACAGGACACTCGGTGTCCGCTTCAACAGTTAACATAAACTCTAGATCAGAGGTGACTTCCGACGCCCGAGTCGGTACTGCAAGCAATGCTCTTACTCAAGAGTCTCGTAGACAAACACCTGCGAGAAGGGTAGTCAGACAAAATAAATATAATGCCGTGGTCTCTTGGTATAGGCACGGATCAGTTACAGCTAACGGTGAGAAATATGACCCTATGGGGTATACAGTTGCTTATAGAACTCTACCGTTCAATACTTGGGTTAGATTTACAAACCCAGAAACAGGTGTCGATGTTGTTGCAAGAGTCAATGACCGAGGACCTTTTGTAAGAGGTCGTGAGTTTGATCTAAGCATGGAAACCGCACGATCCCTAGGTGTTATAGATAGGGGTATTGCTAATGTCATTGTGGAAATTGTTCAAGAAGGTAGGTAACATGGCTAGACCAAAGGGTACAAGAAACAAGACGGCGGATACGCCAACTGAATTTAACTATGATGATAGCGACGCTCTATATCAGAACGTTATGTCAGGCGGTGCAGTTGCACCCATTAAGGATGAGATTGATCTGGCACTGAGCACAGAAACTCAGCCAGTACAGGTCAATGTTCCTGTAATGACTTCACCGAATGTTGCAAGACCTGCTCCATCTCTGATCTATCTGGTGGAGGGTAAGGTTCGACTAGATCAGGACGGAAGTACCCCGATTGTTGCTGATCAGCGCAGGATCGTCAATGCCACAAATGTTGACGAGGCTCTCTCGAAGTTTGTGAACTACTTTACATCTATGTCTAATCCCGTGCAGAGGTACACAGTTGTACAGGCTGCAGCATCGGAGACGATTCTTTGATCATTGAAGTCTACAGTAAGGAGGGCTGCGGTTACTGCACCGCAGCTGTTTCCCTGCTACAAAACAAGGGCATCAAGTTTACCGAGGAGAAGCTGGGAATCCACTTTACTCGTGAAATGCTACTTGAAAAGTTCCCATATGCCAAGGCATTTCCAGTGGTTGTCGTTGACGGTATGCACATCGGCGGTTATATTGAACTCAACGAGGAGCTTAACAAAAAAAGCTCTGGTCAAACACTACTGAATGAATAACAGGAGCATTTGTCATGTATGAGCGCGATCGACTGTTGACCGATCTTCGGTCCAATGTCATTGAGGTGCATTTTACCAAGACCAACGGTGAGAACCGAGTCATGCGATGCACCTTGATGCCTCGTCTGCTTCCAGAGTCCTATACCAACAATCTGGACGAGCAGAACCAAGAGAAGACTTATCACCAGCAAAATGCAAATGTCATTGCATGCTGGGATGTGCAAGCGGGCGGTTGGCGGTCCTTCAGAATTGATTCCGTAAATTACTGCCAAGTCATCGACCAATATTAGAAAAAAAAAGGAAACACATGAATGTCCAACTGGGGTTATCATCTGACTCTTGACTGTGCTGGCTGCAGTCACGCCGCTATTACCAGCGAAAAGGTCATCTACGACTTTACAAAGAAGCTTGTAAAGGACATCGACATGGTGGCCTTTGGAGAGCCACAGATCGTAAAGTTTGGCAGCGGTGACAAGACCGGGTATACTCTGGTTCAGTTGATTGAGACCAGTAACATCTGTGCACACTTTGTGGATGAGAATGACACCGCGT